CTTTCGGGGGCCCTCGTGTCGGATTGCTACCCGACGACACCTTTGCTAGCAATAGCTTTAGGTGTTTCATTCTTTAATGAGGAGCCACTCAATGGAAAACAAGAACTGCTGGGAGATAGAAAGTTTTGAATTTTTCGAAACTAATCCAACTCCGCGCGCTTCGAGTCCCCATTGGGTTCAGCTCCAACTTGATATTAAAGAACGAACGAGTGACGTTGCAGGTCCTTCTCGGTGTTTGGCCCCTTTGGGGCCTCACCTTAGTCCCGGTCGTGCTGACGAAATATTTTGTCAACATAAACCGGTTTCTCCAATCTTGGATCACTCAGGAGGCCCTATGGCGAAATACGAAGCTGATAAATCAGCTAACGTAAGCATTTGGTCGGTCATGCTACTTATCGTAGTTATGACTGGCTTTACTGCCGTCGTTATGCTGTTTAGTTAGCCCCTTACGTCGTAAGGCCTTATTATAATAATCCTGAGTTGGAGAAATGGATGACACTGGTTGATAAAAGTATCAAGCTCTCTATGCGAAAGTTTCACACTATAACTCAGACAAATGTTGCCTTTGTCACGTACACTGGGGGTGGTGTTATTACCCTCAAACGTACGCGCGACGGCAACCCTTTGCATGATTATAAGGGTAAAATCAAGCGTAAAGAGAATGCTACTACTGGCATGTCGGGTGATTCCCAAAATGCCATTATCGACCCGCTCAAGTTTGCTGTGAATAGTGTTTATTCACCTAACAAGAGTATTACTCGTAAAGTTGTAGGCGGTGGGGACTACCACGTTATAAACGGGGCAGGCTCTATCGTTAACAACACTACGCCTAATATGTCAGCCAACACAGCAATCCAAGGCGCCCGTGCGAAGTTTTTCAAGAAACTCCGTGCAATGGAGGTCCAAATGTCCGGACCAACATTTCTCGGAGAATTAAGAGAAACCGCTCGCATGTTACGCAATCCCGCTATTGGTCTCTTCCAACGTTCCGAAAAGTATCTAGAAAAATTAGCGAAAGCTAAGAGATCTAGGCCTAAGGAATGGATGAAGGACATTGGCGGGCTTTGGCTCGAGCAATCCTTTGGTTGGGCACCTCTCATTCATGATGCAGAGGATGCCGTAAAGGCTTGGAACAGGCTTTCACTGGAACGAACTTCCGGTCCAATTTCGGCTGGATTTTCTGACCTTAAAGATGTTTCAGATACCTTGCCCTCACCTTTCAATTTGCCTACCTCCGGAACCTATACTACACCATATTTATCTTGGTATATACGGGCGAAGAAGATAGAACAAGTCCAGGTTAGGCTAAAGGGACTTATTGCTGCTCGTGCAGATATGACGCGTTGGGACAAAATGGCTATGTTCGGCTTTACGCCTTCAGAGTTCATCCCGACTGTGTGGGAGTTACTCCCATATTCATTTCTCGTAGACTACTTCACCAATGTTGGTGATATATTGTCCTCTGTAGTTACCGACACGAAGCATGTATCTTATCTCAATATGACCATTAGGCGATTGTCCCAGATTCATGGGGCAATGGTCTTTGATCAAGCTGAGACTGATTTACATAATCCGGGTTGGCAAATTACCGACAAGACAATAGAAGGTGGCGCTTTTAGATTTGACAACCGTACCGTACAGAGATCGAGCGATGTTCCGCCGCTGCTTCCGCAGCTAACGTTCAAGTTTGATCTCGGTCAGGGTCAGAAGGCTAATATAGCTGCCTTACTGACTCAGGCTAGTGCGTTACATCCGCAAAAACCCATTCGGAATTGGCATCGCTAATCACGGTCCAGCCGACTATTGAGGTCTACTATGTCTTTTACGCTAACTACCCCTATTACGGGGCTCGCGCAGACTGGCTTTACTGCACCCACCTATACGTTGGTTAGTGACTTGTCGCCAGATAATAATGGTAAACAAGTTGCTATCTCAGCACTTGGTGGCACGCAGACTGGTGTAACTGCGCATTCTGTGTCTTCGCCCTTCCTGATCAATATGATCAGGCCTAAAGTTTTCCAATCTCTCGGAAAACCTAACCTGAACGGTTTGATCTCGAAGGTTCCAGTGAACGTGTTCAAGCTGATCACCCTTAAAGGTGTGACGCCGGCAGTTAATCAACCGTACCAGAAACTGCAGATCACGACTACTATAGCCGTGCCTGCTGGAGCTGATACGTATGATGCTGCTAACATTCGTGCTGCTTTGTCAGCCCATGGTGGAGCAATTAGCCAACAAGCTGCTGGACTTGGCGACACCCTTATTTCGGGTATTGTCTAATCCGCTTCTTCTGGCTCTTCATTCCGTCATGACGTTCATTGGAAAGGCATCGATATGCGTGATTACGCTAGCGTTTTGCCAGTCCTCCTGGACCTTGATCTTTCTTCACAAGGTTGGAATGGCTGTTTAAGCCCATATCCAGGTATAACTGAGCATCAATTCGTGCTCCAGCATCTTCGAAAGTCGTTTTTAAAGAAATTTACTAACGGCGATACGAAGGATGCTGACACGAAAGCTCTTGAGCTATTCTTGTTGAATAACTCAAAATGCTCTTTATACAAACTGGATTCAACCGAAATGAACGAAGCCGAAACCATTGCTTTAGGTGAAGCGAAAGAATTTCTCTATCGCTTCTTTACCGTAGATGACAGTGCAGGCGATTTTTTGCTTACATCATCATCTATAGCCTCCGGCTTTGGTCTAGGAAACGGCTCTAATATTGGGAGTTACAGTGCTGACTTTCTTTCGAAGGTTGGCACTTCCCATATGAGCGCGACAGATCGTGGCCTGCAACTACTTTTTACGCAGGCAATATCTTCAGACCCACTTTGGTCGGACTTAGAGTCTATCCGACATAAGCGTAGGGGCTTTGATATTGTACCAGGTAGTCGCATTTCTTTTGCACCTAAGTCCTCTGAAATAAGCAGGACAATATGCACCGAGCCAATCCTTAATATGCTATTTCAGAAAGGAATCGGCAAGGTAATGGAAGGGAGACTTCGGCAGGTCGTTGGTATTGACCTGTCAAATCAACCTGACAAGAACCGAGCCTTGGCCAAGATTGGATCAACGAACGGTAAGTTCGGTACTATCGACTTATCTAGTGCGTCTGATTCGATAAGCTTGAACTTAGTAAGAGCGCTTCTACCCTCTCAGTGTTTACACTGGTTGGAAAAGACTCGCTCCCAAAGGGCTACACTTCCTGACGGTCGTGTAGTAGAGCTGGACATGTTGTCCACTATGGGAAACGGCTTTACATTCCCATTGCAGACAGTAGTCTTCTGCAGCTTAGTCTATGGCGTCTATCGTGTCCTCGGAATTGATTTCATGAGGCCGTTTGGACGATCACTGGGCAACTTCGCCGTATACGGCGATGACATCATAGTTACGAAAGAGGCTTATGGCCTTTTAGTTCGTATGCTGTCAATCTGTGGCTTCAGTGTTAACATAGAAAAGTCTTTTAATATCGGAGACTTCAGAGAGTCGTGCGGCCATGATTATTTTCGTGGTCGTAACGTGAGAGGAGTTTATTGCAAACGCCTTCTCACGGTACACGACAGGTACTCTGCTATCAACCGACTCAACTTCTGGTGTGCGGAGCATGGGTACACCCTTCCGTTCACAGTATCATTCCTAATGAAGGGGGCAAGGTTTTTGCCTGTCCCCCTTGATGAAGGTGATACTGCAGGACTGAAGGTCCCATCTGATGCACTCCGTCAAATAAAACACTGTCCGTATACTGGCGGTATTTACTATCGCAAGTATGTTCCACGGATGGGTTTCATTGACCTCGATGAACTGAGTCTGCTCACGAAGTTGCGCGGGTGGTTTAACAACCCACCTGCAATACTTTTTGCTGCATTAGCAGGTACTCTTAGGTCCGGTAAGGTGTTACCTCGGTCGAATGACCATACATCCGCG